CGTTGAATGTTGTGGAGTGGATGTCATCATGTCGGAAGCGCGTACCAAGGCAGATAGCCCGTCCTCCTTCAAACATGGTTGGTGCGATCACAGCATTCCAGTTGTCCTGCATTGTTTTACGAATGTCAGGGTTGGAGATGTCAGCGGCAGACTTGATGGCGTCATCAATCATTACCAGATGAGAACGCTTGGAGGTCACTGAACCCTTTAAGCCTGCAGCGCAAAGCGTGAATTGCTCGTCACCGGTTACGTCAATACCTGCAAACTTGTGGTCAATGGACCAGTACTCATTGCTGGTGACGTTCTTCAGGAGACGAACTGTAGGGAAGACCTCTTGATATTTCTTGCTTTCAATAATGCGTTTGATTGTTGCAGACTTGGAACGTGCAATATCAACCGTATAGGAAAGATAAAGAATCTGCAGGGGAAGTTTTGCTTGCGTATGGATGCCAATAGCCCAGGCTGTCAACAGGCCTAACACCGTGGACTTTGCGGAGCCCCGTGGCGCAAGTAGATCGATATTTGGACCAGCAATGCGGATGAGGCAAGAGCTATCTTCTTCCGTTACAAAGTGCCGATGCCAATTCTTATGATGAGCTGCCGGAGGTTTGTCGGCTACGTAATCACAGAAGTAACCAAAATCTTCCCGTGCTTTCTGCAGCAAGCCTTCGTTTGGATTCTCGCGGACTTTGTAATTCTTAGAAGCAGCGCGAGCGTTACGACGATGGGCAAGATGAATATAAGAAGGCACGGGTACTATTCAGGGTATATCTGAATACTAGCCTATTTCTTTTTACGTTTTTGCTCTTGATATTTACGAGCTTTTTCTAGAGCAGCTTTACGCTTCTCTTTATCGTTCATTTCAGAACCGTCTTCCTTCTTTGCTTCTTTCTTTTTGAAGTGCTCCAGAAGCTGTGGAGGCATTTTACCTTTCGCCATCAGAAGCGTGCCCCAAAACGCTTATCGTATTCACTTTGTTTATTTGCTTGGTACTCAGCCTCTGCCATAGCGCGTGCTCTTGCGTTATCGATAGGTGGAGTAAGACCAGTACGTTTACCGGGGTACATACGGCGTGCAGCATCGCCCGCTAACGGGATGTTACGTTGAGCGCCCATCTAAATAATGTGTTTCTTTAAAACTATTCTAATATTATTCACTCTTCTAACTGCATGCGAGACCACACGCTAAGCGACGCCTCTTCTAGGGGTGTTTCAATTGGGTCGTCTTTGAAGATAAACATTAACTCACGTATGGCTCTATCTGCGCCAGCCATGATCAAGCCTTTACGATCCTTGGCGTTGGTAAATTCTTCTACCTGTGCAATCGCACCACGGAGTTCCTTTTGCATCGAAGCAATGCGTGCGACACCTGCATCACGTTTAACGACCTCTTCCTCTACTGCTTGACGGAGCTTGCGGATATCCTCCTGCATTTCCGAGATTTCATAAAGAAGAGTCTTACGGTGATCAGGTTTTCTGTAATTTGCATTTACCCAAAGATCACACGCAGTAATACTGCCTGAGTAGCCAAGGAACCTGGCGTACAGGTAAATCTCAACGACAGAATAGTTATCAGAAGCAAAGGCTGTGAATGACTCCTGGGACGCAGAATCTAAATTATCGACCCAAGAGTCAAACAGCTCAATATCGATAAGCTCGTTGGGCTTGTTTGTAGTCTCTCGCTTCGTCGGACTCGGAGAAACGCTGGGTTTGTTCGGAAGAGGCGCGTTGTTCCGTTGCGCCTTTGCCAATGGTCTCACGTTCTTGTTCACCAGCAGTCTCCATCTTTTTCTTAGAAAATTCGTAAGCCACGCCAGCAGCTTGGCGATATTTATCTAGGTCAAACCAGTCATCGACATCAGTTTGCCCAGTTGGTACACTGCTGGTCATGGCTTATAAATCTTACAAGAAAAAATCAGAAGTTGCTCATCATCGAAGCAAGGCCTTGCGCAAAGATATCGCGACGACCCTCGACCGATTTCTGGCGCTGTTGACGACCCTTGGAGGACTCAAGACGATTTAAGAGTGATTCAAACTCGTTGATATCAAAAGACTTGGGACCGTACTGAGCCTGATACTGTTCTTTCTCAATACGATCAAGTTCGGATTGAGCGGACTTGGCACCTTCTAAATCAGTCAAGTCCTTGGATTTACCAAGTAAAGCCTGGTAATAATCACCTGTTTTGTAGTCAGCCATGTTTAAGAACTACCTGGTTGCAAAATTAATTATAGCAATAGGTTTTTGAGACCTGTATTTAGTTTAAGCCTAGGAAAAGCTAAAACTACCAACCAATGTATTATACAACGAACCTTGAGCTTGAATTCTAGCAAGATCTTTGGAGCTTTCGTTTTTAAGTTTTTGTGTCTCTTTATCAATCTCTCCTTGTAGATTAGTTAAGCCAGCGCTGTAAAGGAACTGACGACTGTCGCGGACGCCTTGCAAACCTTGCTCTAGTTCCTCTATGCTGCGTGCCTCCCCGAAATACTTGGCAAAATCTGGCTGAGAAACACCTGTCTTTGCTTCAAGATTCGAACTATAAGTAGGTAAAAGCGCCGGATCAAACTTAAATGTTCTAAGTTTGCTTACCTTGGTTGTTTTTTTACCTGTTTCAGGATCTTCAACGGTTTCAGTTCGGTCTGCAACAGAAGAACCAAATTTTGTATCGTAATAATTATCTAAGTAATTATCATTGAATTTTTTCTGGTACTCCTCTGTTTTATACAGAGAATCTCGCAATTCCTGGTTGGAAGTGTAGTAGCCCTCTTGGAACCGCGTTAGAGCTTTTGATTTCTCTTCTTCAGTTGCCTGGCGTCCCAGGATTTCTTCATACGCAGAGCCAACAGCAGTAGCGCGTCGTCCAGGAAGTATCTCTTGAGTGTAAAGCTTTCCAAGCTCAGCAACATCGCCTTCAACTGGAGCCATGTCATATTTAGATGCGTAGTCACGTAAGCGAGACGTGGCATCTTCATATCCCAGAAGACCCTGGCGGAGTTGTTCCTGAATTCCTGTTTTTAAAGAGCCGTAACCTGCTTGACCAGCTACTTTACGTGCATTCTCTGCTGCTTCTCGATCTGCACGTTCTTGCGCAGCACGCGCCTCTGCTACAGATTCTTTGGCCTGTTGATACTGCAAGAATTTTGCAAACGTATCATCAGGAGGAGGAGATTTATATTCAACCCTGGTTCCACCGCCACCCATAGTTTTAACCCGCTAATGCTTCTATATTAATACGCCTGATTGGACCAAACATTCCGGTAGGTTGTGCAGCATAACCGGCAATGGTTTCCTGTAGGCGTCCCATGCGTTCTTTACGTGATAACTCACGCACGTCTGGAGAAAGTTCAAATGCAGTCTGCCACCTGGCTTGTTCACGGCCTAAGCCCATCTGCTTAGGAAGGAACTCAGCAAACTCTGAGCGTTTGGCGGCAAGTTGACGACCAAATTCAAGATCAGGAGCAGTTGTGGCACCAAAGACAGTGTTGAACATTCCTGCGCCGATTTGCCCCTTCTGGAGCTCACGGGCTTCAAGCATCGCAGCGTTCTGAGCTTGAAGCTGAGCTTCTGTTACATTGGCTAGAGTTTTTGTTTGATTACGTGATCCAATAGCACCAAAGATGCTTTGGAGACCCATGCCAGCGGCGGTAATCCCAGCAGATAATGGATCGAACATAGGTTTAGCCCCTTTACTAGCAGCACCTGCTCCTGGAGCAGCGGAAGGAAACGCTTTATTGATCGGTGTTATAGGATCGTAAGTTGCGTACTGCTGCCAGCTCATAATTGTTTACCTATTCTACATCAATTAAAATAACGGAACTGTTGAGTACTAGACCCAGGGATTTGAATCTGTGGGTAGCTGGTCATTGTTTGGTTAACAATACCAGGAATAGCCGACATGCCCTGGTAATACATAGCTGCACCAGCAGGCCCACCGAACGGATTGAACGCATTTGTAATTGATTCCGGAAGCTTGGCAAGAGTAGAGAACATTAAAGTTTCCTTGGCTTTTTCTCGTGCATCTTCTCTTGCCATTGCAAGCAATTCTTTGCGTCCTGCTGGTGTTCTTTCGTAAGCCTCGGCTTCCAGAATGCTAGATAAAGGTCCGGCTACGGAAGTCTCAACTGTTGCAGAAGGAGAAGTTTGAGCACTAAAAAGTTCAAAAGCTTTATTCTTGGCTTCGTCAGACCATTTGGTCATGTCCTTGCCAAACAAAAGCTTTAAAGGTTCTATAAATCCTTCAAATTTACCGGCGTTTTCCATAATTACCTCAGCACTGCGTTGGCATAAGGATTAGAAGTCAACATAGTCCGCAGAGTTGCACCGGATTCACCTTGTGCACCAGCGGCAAGTTGACCAGCAGTACCCAGAATACTCAAGCGGGCAAGCTGGTTACCCTGAGACGCAAGCAATGCTTGTTGTCGCACCAGATCAGCGTTCTTCATTTGGTTCACAATAGGAAGATTACGCTGAAGATCCAGATAAGCTTGATCAGAGTAGAACTTGCTTAGGTCCTTAACAGCACCGGTTTCAATACCGGTAGCAGTACGGAAACGATCTAGGCCAAGATCAGAGAGTTTTTGCTGAAGAGCAAGTTGAGAAGCAATCTCTTCCTCTTTGCCCTTCGTTGGAATGCCGGTTGTTTGTTGACGAGCATACTCAGCAGCTGCCGCACCTTGACCAGCACCAAACTGAGCGCCGAGGAAGGGAAGCGCAACTTGAGCAGCTTTACCAACAAGACCAAAACGACCTGTCGTTGGGATGAAGCGAGCAGCAGCGGCACCAAGAAGACCACCTGCACCAGCACCTGCTAACGCACCACCAGCACCAACAGGACGCCCAGCGGCAAGCTCAGACAAGCCAGTTGTTACACCCGGAATAATGCCAGCGCCAAGACCAAGGCGACCAGTCGGAAGACCACCGAGTCCACCCATCAATTGCTGCATTCCACCAAGAGCTTGGTTTGCAAACGCTTGTGCTTGTTGTTTACGCGAAACAGTAGGAGCAATGGTGGTAGCGCCACGGGGGGCAGCTGCTTCTGCAGGAATTTGCCCGGCACGTGCCTGACGCATCAAGTCAACTTCAGGATAATATGCCCTTGGATCAAGACCCGCCTGCAACCTGGCTAATTCTTCCGGGGTCATTATTAACTAGTATGTTTTATTTGTTTAAATTCTATCAGCACTTAAGTTTTGATATTCGTTTGTAGTAGGTAGTTTGGGGCGATTAGCAGATGCAATCGCTTCATTCGCTGCATTGCCCATTGCAACGCCACCCAAAGAACCTGCAATGCCGCCAACAATACCACGGACAGCTTTTTGCCTTGGTGTTCCACCGGTACGTGCTGCAGTAGTAGCAGCAACAGAACCAACGGTAAATCCACCAACCATAGGAATGGTAACAGGAAAACCAAGTAATCTTGCTTCTGGAGTACCTTGCAAATTCTCCATCGTTCCCTTGGCAATACCAAGACCCAATAAACCTTTGTCCTGGTACAAGAAGTTCATGTAATTGGAATAACGCTCAGGCGTCAAGTTGGGAATATCTTGTTTTGCCGTTTCGTACTTAAGTGGATCACCTGTGCGTCCCAAGAAAAAACGTTCGAACATCTCTTGTACAGGTTGACCGGTTTGACGGCGATCTTCTGCACCTTTCGGTGAGTACGATTGCGCGTAACCCTTGGGACGGAACTGTTCCTCCGGATTTGTGATGTCGTATGTACCAGCAGCTGCAATAGCTGGTGTTGCAATGCCTAGCGCTGCGACTGCCCTAGCAGTTGGTGACTTAATAACTGTTGGATTGACACCAACCTCTACAACCTTTTGTGCAATGGCTAAAGGATGATTCCAACGCCACCAATACGTACGAGTACCGTCGTTAGCAAGATCAATCAGAGTACGAGAAAGATAGGCACCTGCAAATTGAGCTGGCGTCTGGCGGGCGGTGATGCCCCGGTTTGCCATCTCTTGCTTAAACCCAGGATCTAAAATACTTTCTCCATAGCCGAGACCTTTCTTCTTGGCGCTCTCAAACATCTGGCGCTGCGCTACGTCAGCCGTCCGGTAACCAGCAACAATGTCTTGGCCAATCTGTTGTACTTGTTGGAATAAGTTCATGATTAGCCGAGAGGATTTTTAAGCTGTGCCAGGGCGTCTTCATAGCCTGGCATCAGAGATGACATATAGTTTTGCGGTTTGGTGTAATTACGCAAAAACGTTGATTCAAGACCTTGCATCTGGAATTGAGTACCAGGGGCAACTGCCTGTGGTACCTCCATTTGATTAACGGCAGCACGTTGCGCCATCTGTTCCATGATCTGTTGTTCTTGTGAAACAACAGTTGGTTCGACCTGCGGCCTGGAAAGTAAGGGATCGACTGCCAGAGGAGAAAGAAGAGAAGCTCCAAGGTTTACACCACCTTCCAGTGCACCCCTCAAAGTTTCAGGCTTGACTTGTTGGCCAAGAATATTGACAGGCTTCGTAATGTTTTGACCTAACTTACGCGCAGCGAGTGTTGCTGGGTATGACGCAAGAAAATCGGCAGCGCCATAAGCAACACCAACACCTGGGCCGCCCATCAGTGTACCAA